CGATTCAGGTGTAAAAGTTTCTCTTGTAATAGGACATTCTGTATTTAAAATATAGTTGGAAGGAATAGAACCATACATCATTATTTCAGTATTTTCTTCTATTTCTGAAATAGTTAATCCTCCGCTTCTTCTTCTTCTTCTATTCAATGTTGTGGGTTCGGTATTAGGATTTAATAAAACTGTTCTAGGTATAGAATAAATAACACTACCTATATCAAATAGTTGTCTTCTTGTTGCACCTGCACCGGTTCCTGTTCCTTCACCAGTTCCTGTGATAGTTCTTGAATTATTATTCATTTCTATCAAATCTCTCGCATCTCTTTCTTCTCTAGTACTAAGAGTAGAACGAGTATGATTTGTTGTAGTCTCATTGCCTGAGTTATCTACTACACCACTATCATCGTTAGCTGCATCATGAGAATCATGAGAATCGTCATTATCGGCAACTAAGTGCTGTTGCTCATGTATACGTCTGTTATTTCGTGTATGTTCTCGTCTTCTGTTAACCGACAACCTTCTTTCATTTTGCACTTCAATCATACCTGATATACATGTTTCCATATTTGAATACATTTCGTGTGTTGTAGAAACAAATGTTGTATAATTCCTCATTAAGTCAAGATAACTATATTCAAAATCCATATTAAAAGCATTGTCATAATAAGAATGTCTACGACTATACCCTCTTAGTCGACTATCAAAAGATATATTATTTGTATTATTTATATTGTTTTCTTCTTCACTATCAGACATTCGGTTATTATATAATTAACTATATTAAATATGTTTAAATAATAAATGTGTTTAAATATTAAATACTACTCGCTTTAATAATATATACCTCAATTACTTAAACATAACTTTATCTATTACCTGAACACTTAACATGACAGAAGAAAAATCACAATCACAAAATAGATTTACCGAATATAATGACAAGGGCATAACTGGTGTAGCAAATTTAGGGAATACATGTTTTATAAATGCATGTATACAGTGTCTATCACATACATACGAGTTAAATGATTTTTTATCAAAGGGGGATGGAGAATATAAGAAACATTTAAATAATAAACCGGAGTCTGTTCTTTTAGTAGAATGGGACGACCTTCGCAAATTGATGTGGAGTCAAAACTGTGTTATTTCTCCTGGACGTTTTATAAACACGATACAACGTGTTGCAAAAATTACAAATCGAGATTTATTTACAGGATGGTCTCAAAATGATTTACCAGAGTTTCTATTATTTTTGTTCGATTCATTTCATAGTGCGTTAACACGAGAAGTTATTATGGATATTAAGGGAAATATAAAAACAAAAAAAGATGAAATGGGGAAGGCGTGTTATGAAATGATGAAAACCCAATATACAAAAGACTATTCAGAATTTTTAAATATATTTTTTGGAATACATGTGTCAGTATTAACACCCGCTTCACAAAATAGTTCACAATATAATTCAGAAGACGTAAACTACCTGAGTCTACGTCCTGAACCATACATGTTGATACATATTCCAATACCATCAAAAGAAGAAGTAAATATAAGAAATACAGATAAAAATGTAACACTTTTTGACTGTTTTAATAAACAATGTGAATGCGAGTTACTAGAAGGAGATAATGCGTGGTTTAATGAAAAAGAGAATAAAAAACAGAATGTCAATAAAAGATTATTGTTTTGGAGTCTTCCGAATATAATGATAATTGATATTAAGCGATTTATAACTTCTATGAATGGAAGAACTAAAAAAAATCAACAGTTTATTGATATTCCAATTAACAATGTCGACTTTTCAAAATATGTAGAAGGATATGCAAAAGAAACATACATATATGACCTGTATGCTATTTGTAATCATCATGGACAAATTGATGGTGGGCATTATAGTGCTACAATAAGAACCTCCAATGGAAAATGGTATAACTTTAATGATACACAAGTAACTGAAATTTTAGTTAATGATAATATAATTAGTGGAAATACGCCATATTGTCTGTTTTATCGAAAAAAAAAAATTACTTGAATTATATATATAGAATAAATATAATAAATGAGTATAAGTTATAATTCATTAACCGGGATAGAAGGAAATCCAGTAACATATGTAACTCAGTTAGCAACCGAAGGCAAGAGAAATTTAGACTCATCTAGTGCAACAACGCGTATTATTATTTTACTTGCTTTTGTTGTTATAACTATTTTATACTATGTTTTATTTTCATCTTTAGGAAAAGGAAACGGAGCAAATGGAAATGGTGTAGGAAGTTCACCCGGTTCTGGTTCTGGTTCTGGCGTCGGTGAAACAACCGGAAAGAGAACATTGGAAGTAATACTATGGAGTATTTTTATTATTCTTATCATTATAAATGGGTTTCAATATTTTTTCAACGTTAACTTTACTGCATCTATTAAAGATATTTTTACTGATAAACCAAAAATAGATCTCAGTATTCAGGAACCTCCTAGTGAAAATGTAGTACCAGAGATAAAATTAAAAAAAGAAGTATATAACATACCAAGCAATAACTACACGTACGACGACTCGAAAGCAATATGTCAAGCATATGGAGGAAAACTAGCATCATATAATCAAGTAGAAAATGCTTACAGTAAAGGTGCCGAATGGTGTAACTATGGATGGTCTGATGGACAAATGGCCCTTTTCCCAACACAACAAAAAACATGGGATAAGTTACAAGGCATCGAAGGACACGAAAATGACTGTGGAAGACCTGGTATAAACGGCGGTAAAATAGATAACCCAAATGCTCGTTTCGGTATAAACTGTTATGGTTTTAAACCTATTATAACTGCCGCTGAGCAGAATAATATGAAGAACACACCCATATACCCCGTAAGTATGAAAGACTTGGAACTACAAAAGAAACTGGACTACTGGAAGAAACGTGTCCCTGAAATACTGCTTTCACCTTTTAATAAAAACAGCTGGAGTATTTTAGGGTAATCATAACACTACCAATATACGAATAGTATAATAATCATATAAAAATATTATATAATATAAATAAAAACATATTATATAATAAAAGTATGTCTTCTTACTATGACGTTATTATTATTGGTTCTGGTATGTCGGGGTTATATGCAGCATTAAAGGTTAAAAAATTATGCCCCGACTTATCATTTTTGGTTATAGAAAGGGATGAAATATATGGTGGAAGATCGTATGACGTTAGTTTCGAAAATGCCGATGTGGTAACTGGTGCAGGAATAGGAAGAAAAAATAAAGATAAGTTATTACTACAGCTTATGAAGGATTTTAAAATACCTATTAATTTTTTTGAAACACAACATAAATATTCTAGTTCAATACAACCTCCATGTGAAGTAAAGTCCATATTTACATACTTAAAAAAATTATATGACAAGGAAAATAAAAATAAAGTTACAAAAAACCATGAAACATTTAAACAATATGCTAAAAATATTTTAGGCGAAGATGCGTATAATCACTTCGTTGTATGTTCGGGATATTCTGATTATGAAAAGGAAGATGTCTATGATGTATTTTATCATTATGAATTTGACGATAACTATAATAAATGGATAGGTTTTTCTGTTCCATGGAAAACTTTAGTAGACAAGATAGTTGCCTCTTTGGGTAAAAATATTGTCAACAATACCGAAGTTACAAAAATATATAAAGAAGACAACTACTTTGAAATTTCAACAAAAAATAATAGTAAAAATATGAAAAATACTAAAAATACTAAATACTACTGCGAAAAGGTTATTATTGCTACCGATATCGATGCTGTAACAAACCTAATTCACAATATATCACCAAATCCTAGTTTATATTATCAAATTAAAGGACAACCATTTTTACGTTTATATGCAAAATTTTCGAAAGACTCTATTCCATATCTTAAAGAAAAGATTCAAGGCGTTACTGTAATAAATGGTCCTATGCAAAAAGTTATACCCATGGATCCGGATAAAGGGGTTTACATGGTAGTATATAGCGACAATAATGACGCTGAATTTTTTAAAAAATATTTTAAAAATAATGAAAAAAATAGAAAGATAATAAACAATTTACTAGAAAAATCACTTGAGTTAGAAGGTAAGTTACATATAGAAAGTATAAAAGACTTTTACTGGAAAAATGGTACTCACTATTATACGCCACTTAGTTCTAACTTTAAAAATAGACAAGAATTTATAAAAGTTGCACAACGACCAGATAAAAATATTCTTATTGTAGGCGAGTTAATTAGTATTCACCAGGGTTGGGTAGAAGGTGCTTTAGAAAGTGTAAATATTACACTTACAAAAGACTGGCTAAACTGTTAAATCTTTTATTATTATGATTATGATAGTATTTATATCATAATAATATCATCACAATAATATCACAATAATATAATTGAAATCAACATAAATAGTTAAGTATATAGTAACACAAATAAATATTCTCCAAATGACCACATCCTATACTGAGATTGTGACTGAGACAGCACATGATAACAATACTACAGTAAGCAAACAACGCATCGTCAGTACAGCCTTGGGCAAGAACATTACAAAAGACCACACAATAATATATGATGAAATTGAAAAAAGAATTGGTCCAACTAAGAAGTGCAAATTCGGACACACCAACGGAAGTAACACGGGCGTAAAACATGAAGGCTGTGTTGACGTTCCAATCAGAGATTTTGAGTTAAGGGGTGCTACTATAAATGAAGAGGATAAAACTGTTAAAATATCAAAAGGGAATGGATTACAGGGGTTCTGTAAGGTATGCTCAAAGCGTCGTAGAGAAGCAAGAATAAGTAGAGAGAAGGAAGCAAAAAAAGACAAAACTCCCGAGGAAATTTATCAACTATATGTTACCAAATATGGAAAGAATACAAAAAACTGTTCTAGGTGTAAAAATGATAAAACACTATCGGATTTTAACTTGTCAATAAGCATGGAATGTGGATTTCACAACACATGCAAAATATGTACATATGAGTACGGTTCTTCTGTTGGAGACAGGTGGATTATATATATGCCCGATGGAAATTATAAATACGATAAAAAGGATAAAGAACAGCACGATGACCATATATTTCCGTTATCGCTCGGGGGGTCAAATGAAAAAATAAATCATCAGTTGCTTAGTTCAACTGAAAATTTAGAAAAGTCGAATGATATTATGCATTTCGGAAGTATAGAAAATATAAATCCTGAAATGTTATGTTTAAGATACCGGTCATCTCTAACCGAAGCTACAGATATGAACAACTTAAAGATTGTACTAAGTCAGTGTGTACATAGAGATATACTAGAAAGAAGCAAATTAACAGACAGTGAATTATTGGAAGTGTATAAAAAATATTGCGAAAAGTATAACTTAAGACGTGATACACAGCACGCTGTTAAAAAATTTAGAGAATACTGCAAAGAGCGGAAAATTCAGTAAGCGTATAACTTATATATTGTAAACAGCGTCTTCGAACCTTTTTACTATAACGTCTAATGTGTCTTTATTAATATCGCAAAGAATACATTTTCTATTTAACTTATCGGCAACAAACCCTGTTGTCCCGGATCCACATACAGGGTCTAACACATAACTGTTTTCATTTGAGTATATTTTAATTAATCGTTCCAACAACTTTTGAGGTTTTTGAGTTGGATATAGTCGCGGGTCCTTTGATGTCCGTGTAATTGAATGAATATCGTTCCATAAGTTTGACAAGGGTACACCTTTGTGTTCATGCTTGTATATTTTAACATACATATTTTGCTGACTAGGAACAAAGTGAATCCTGTTTTCTTCAATTAACTTTTCAACATCTTCTTTTTTTTGTTTCCATCCATATTTATTTTGATATGTGACACCATTGTTTACAATAGAATATAAATGCCCGACCCGCGTTCTATCATGTTTCAATGCCCCTAAACTGTAGTCGCCTATATCATCTTTGTTCTTAAATGCCCATACACTATTATCGTCTATCGGAATATACATCATGTTAAATATATTGTTATTGTTACTACAAGCAAACAATACATCCATCATTTCACCTAATTTATTTTTTACAGTATTCTTTCCGTGACACCGTTTCCAATATATTTTTTGTATTTTTTTAAAGTGTTTTCTCAATATGCCTTCTGCAATGAAACTATTTTCAGATGATATATGGAATACCAACGTTCCATTCGGTGTTAGCATTGGCGATAAATGTACAACTAACTTATCTACCCATTCTACATACTTATCTTCTTCCCATACATCGTCAAATCCTGTATCATCATCTAAACTATTCACAGTAAATGTTCTGTTTGTTTCATAGGGAGGGTCTAAATATATTAAATCAAACTTATTCGCTGTAGTAAATTTTAAAATGTCAGTATTAAAGTATGATACATTACTGTTTATAGTAATCTGTGAACCGTTTTGTGGTTCTATTGTTTGGGAGGGCTGTGATGGATGCGATGGCTCTAGTGGCTGCGTTTCTGGCGGGGTACTAGAGTTAACACGTGAATGTAATAACTTGATAAGGTCATCTTTATTCTTGTTACTATAACCGGTTATTTTTAGTTGTTTGCAAAGGTCTTTCAACTCTTTCTGTGATTTGGTCGAGTAATCCATCAGTGTGTAGTATTTGATATGTTATAATGTGTATGTTTGTTATAATATAATATTTAGTTTCAATTTTATATTATAACCTGTAATATATTTATTCTAAATTAAACCTCACTTTTTTAGTTTTCTTATTTTTATTTTTACTTTTTTTATTTTCTTTAGTTTCAGCATCTGGTGTACTTTTCCTATCTTTCTTTATGTTTATATTGTTCTTATGGTCTGAGCTTCTTCTTGTTTTTTTATCATATTTTATTTTATTATCGGTGGTGACTAAAGATAATAACTTATCATATAATGATTCTTCAATAACGTTATCGTCGCTTTCATTATCACTAGAAGAGTCCCTGCTTTTTTTGCCCTTATCTCTTTTACCTTTTTTGTAGTTGAATACTTTATGATTATTAACCGGTTTACCATAATATAAGCTAGATGGAACAACTAAATCTTCCATTATTTTTGCACTCTTTATTTCATGTTCATTTGCTTTATGTTTACCCGGCTCTTTTTTTGCGTCTTTGCCGCCATCACCACCACCACCAGACATAGGCATACCAAGCGTAGCATTCAGAAGAGCGTTACTTACTTTATATCCGCAGCTTAGTACTCCATCGCGATTTTTACTAAAAACAAGGTCTTCATTACGCAAAGGAAATATTTTCAACTCGTTGCTTTTATCTCCTCCTCCTGATTGATATTCGCTCATATAATATACTACCTATATTATGTATATAAATTAGTTAAAATGTTTTAAACTATTTGTTTGTCATATTTAATATTTGATATTTGATATTTGATATTAGTTAGTTATAATATCTTTTAATTTCTGGAACCATTTTTGTTTCGCGTTTACTTTTAATATAGTTTACAATTTGTTTTACTTGGCTCTGGTTTGCGATAACTTCGCCTAAGCACTTTTCCAAAAATCCCAATGTGAGCGGTGATGTCTGTTTGGTCTCACAAAACTTAATCTTACCATCTGTTATATTTACGACACTATTGTTCATACTATTGTCTTCAACATAAGTCATTAATTTATCTTCTATATCATTCTTGCGTGTTCTTATATCCTTTGCTTTTTCATTTATTTTCTTCAACTCATTATCTAATTCAACCCAGTTTTGAATTGTTTTTTCTAAATGATTCGTAGTCGTAGTCGTAGTCGTATTCACAGCGGGAGGTTTATTCATTGTTATTATTGTAAATGTCTATTATAGTATAATAAATAATATCTAAACTATTTTAAATATTATTTTTAAATATTTTTACATATTTAGAGTCCAGTACAATTGTATTTAATAATGGATTAGTGCATAATTAGATTACCACCTGCGCCTCCTCTACGTTTTCTAGTATAGTTTTTAGAACTTCTATGTTTCTTACCGTAACTCTTACCGTATGCTTGCTGTGCTGCTAACAACCCAAGAGGGACAAGAGCTTCTTTTATCAGAGCTCCAAATGTTGCAAACATACCACCTGACTGGCCCTCGCCCTGTGCTTGCGATTGACCTTGTGCTTGACTCCGGCTCATACGCATTCTTTTAGAACCATGTCTCTTACCGCGCTTATGGTGACGCTTATGGCGCCTAGAACCACCGCCGGTTTGACCCGGACCAGTCATAGCATAACCTGCCGCAAGTTCTCTAGCTAAAGCAGGGTTTGCTCCTGCACCACCTGATTCAGCTGCAAACTGTGAAAGAAAGGGTTTGTATGCGTTTGCGGCTGCCGCAACAGAGTTACCTCCAACAGAAGTTGACCATTGACCACCACCACTTCCAGGATAAGGACCGCTTTGTAATGGAGCCATTCCGCCTTTTTTACCTCTACGACAATTTGTTCTTCTTTTCATATCTTATATTATCTAATTAGAAAAAATAATTATTTAGATAATGGTTGTATATTAAATACTTTTGTGACTTTTAATTAACATAATAAATATTCCTAAAACTAGAAAAAAACTAATTATAACTAGAAGTAATGACAAGTAAATATATGGATATATTTCTTCTAATATTAAGTTAATAATTGGTTTAAATAAATTCTTTAACTCTTTTTTAACTTCATCTTTTTTAATAAATTCTAAACAATACTCGGTAATTTTATCTTTCATATCTTTTGGCTCTTTCATTGTCTTTATTTTACAGTTTTTAAATATAAATATTCCTAATTAATTTATAAAAACATAATTATTATATAATTTTTGCGTGTTATTATTAGCTATATTTTCTCCTTAAGCATTAAATGGATATTAACTCTACTTCGAATATATGTACGGTTTATGATACTTTTGATTTTAGTAAATTTATTTTAACTCATCCCGAATCATTGCAAGGTGGTTCTTTTTTCACGAAGTTGAATATAAACAATGATATACTTTATGTACAAACGCCTAAATGTATTTCCAAACAGGGAATAGTTTCTTCTTCTGGTAAAAAATCATATATTGACCTCATGTTCTCAGTAGACGATTCGAAATTTATAGAATTTATGGAAAATTTAGAAAAATCATGTGTAGAAAAAATTCACGAAAAAAAGAATTCATGGTTTACAAACGATATTGACCAAAATGATATAGAAAATGCTTTTACTGCTACTCTACGCCCTTATAAAGCAGGCAAATATTATTTACTAAGAGCTAATATAGCACCCTCTAAAAATCTTGTAAAAATGCCTACATGTTTCGTGTTCGATGAAAGTGAAAATAAATTAACTCTAGATGATATAAAACCTGAAAATGATTTAATAACAGTTTTAGAAATACAAGGGATTAAATTTACATCTAAAAGTTTCCAGTTCGAAATTATTTTACGACAGGCTCTTATCATGTCAAATAAACCAGTTTTCCAATCATGTGTTATTAAAAAAAATATACAACCCTCTTCTAATACATCCACACCCGCATCCACACCCGCACCAGAACACGCAGCCATATCATTAGAAATATCGGGTGTATCTCAAACGATACACACAACTCCCGATAATAATACTCCTCAGTTGCAAGAGCAAACACAAGAATCATTACACCGCATAGAACCTCATACAGAAAATAATTTAGAAAAAATATTAAATGCTAAAAGTAATATTAAATTTAATTTAGAAAATCAAGATGATATTGACAATGACGATAACGATCACGATGACCATGAAGATGATGATGATATCGCTCACGGTAATAGCAAAGATATACACATTAATGATGATAAAAATAAAAGTGAGACCACTGATGTAGGTAATACTGGTAGTAAAAATATGAATAACTCTCTATTAAAAAATAATTTATTAAACGACACTCATATAAAAAATGGCGCAAATAATTTAGAAAAAATAGAATCTTTAGAACTTAATGAACTTACAGAACTAACAGAAGCAGATTTAGAAATAAAAAATGATGAAAATCTTAAACTAAAAAAACCAAACGATATTTATTATGAAATATATAGCGTAGCAAAAGAAAAAGCAAGAACGGCAAGAAAGCTAGCATTTGATGCTTATTTAGAAGTAAAAAAAATTAAGAAAACATACATGCTCGATGATTCCGATTCTGATTTTAGTAATTCATCAAGTTCTGAACATTCAGATACTGAAGAAGAATTAGAATCAGATTAATGGATATAATTTATATATAACCTTTAACCATAAAATACCAATCATTAAGAAATATTATAAATTAAACTTATATTTTTAATAAAATACAAATTTAATATTTTATAAATCGAGCAAACTTTGGATAGTTTAGTTAATTTTATTTAATTACTTAAGGCGTATAATTTATATTTGGTAATTAATATTAAAATTATAAAAATATTTTATCTTTTATTTTATATAACGATGCTCAAAGATTTACAGAAAACTTTCAAGGCACATCACGTTCTTTTACTTTTAGGCGGACTTGTTCTTATTTATGTTATTTATAACTATTCATCGAATAAGAATTTCTATCCCGAAAACTATGAATCCAACAACAAGCGTGGCTCCTCTCAGAATTCTTCAGGCGCTCCCAATTCTAATGCTAGAGGTGGTAACCCCACCGGTGCTAACGATGGAACATTCTACGTTGACTATGCTCCTGTAAACTCTGGTGACGGTAATATGGCTGGTATGCCTTCAAATTGCAATGCTCAAAGCATGAACACCCCGTCAGACCTTCTCCCTAACGATAACAATAGCGGTTGGGGGTTGAAGCCTATGGGCAGTGGTGACTTTATGGGCGTTAACTTTTTGAATGCTGGATACTTGATTGGTATCGATACTATCGGCAGCACTCTCAGAAACGCAAACCAACAGATTCGCTCTGAGCCTCCCAATCCTCAATTGATTGTTAGCCCGTGGAATAACACCACTATCGAGCCGGATGCCTTCCGTCAGCCTCTTGAAGTTGGTTGCGGTCCTCAGTAAATATATAAAAAGTTTATATACAGTTTCATCTTTTGCATCTTTTGCATCTTTAGTTAAATAATAATACTAATACTATTATTATTTATTATTTATATAATATATATTATTATTACCATACTATGGAAATAACTATAATGGGATATATTTTATCTGCTCTTATTATTATCATATGTATTAAAGTATATTTTGGTTCAGATATGTCAAATTTGAAATGTATTACTTCGAGTGTAGATGGGAATAAATACTGCGTTCGCGAAAGACTTAAGCTTGAAATGGCCGCTGATTTATTAGCAACAGTTACGCAAAAAATGAAAAAACTTGTCGGTTTTATGCAGAAAACATACCCAACGTATGAAAATGTACAACGCCTTGTAAAAAATTTCAACCCTCAAACTATCATAGAAAATGAACCTGATAGCGAACATACAGCATATAGCGAAAATAAAGGCGAAAAAATAGCTTTCTGTTTAAATACTACAAAAACAGGAGACACATTAATTGATGAAAATACGCTCACATTTGTAGCTATACATGAACTTTCACATACAATGTCAGAAAGCATCGGACACAAAGAAGAGTTTTGGAGCAACTTTAAATTTCTTCTTGAAAATGCTGTTCGGTGTCATGTGTATACCGCAGTTGACTATGCAAAACACCCAATTTCTTACTGCGGTATGATGATTAATGAAAGCCCGTTGTATAAAAAATAATTACTATACCAAATATCGAATTAATATATTATATATAGATTTTATAGACGTTATATATATAATATTATGAAAATTAACAAAAATAATTTAAAATTATTTAAAAGTAAACATTTTATATTTTTATTTATATTTACGTTAGGTGTTGGTGTATTACTATATCAAGTATATATTAACACTATTCAAACTTCAATCATAGAAGGTTTAGCTAATTCCGAAACAAAATTTTCAAATATAATGACCATGTTTTCCAGTTTTTTTCAAAACAAATGTTTAAGAGGATGTGTTAGACTCGACAACGTAAATAAAACAAAATGCGAGCAAAAAATAGACGAAAGTAATAACAAAATATATGAGTGTCCTTGGGTATGTGATAATAAAAAATTTGATGAAAATTTGAAAAATAAACCCGAACTTGCTCAACAGTTGTCTGCATCTCCAAAATGTTCAGCTGACGCAGAAAAAAAAGACTGCGGAAGTTGTGTACCTAATAGAGTATTTACTGTTTAACTATACAACCACAACCCTACTAAATTATCGTTTTAACACTTTGTAACACACCACAAAAATAATTCAACATTGTCATTTGTTATATATTCGCACTTATCATCTTTTATCATGTAATAGTAATACCTACATATATCCCCTCCGCATTCTACATATTTTTTTTGTATATATTCACTATTGTCGCAGTCAATTAAAGTGAATACAATATAGTATACTGGTACATATAGACCTGTATTTTCATCAATATTTTCACACCTTGAAAATGAACTAATATAATAAAGATTCATGTTTTCTATCCTCGGAAAAAATGTATCACACTCGTAATATTTATCAATATATGTAATACAAAATTCATTTATTAAAATATTATTACCTTTCTCCATATTATCATTCACAAAAATATTATATATCTGTGTTCCACCAATTATCCATATTTCATCATATAATGAATTATATTTTTTGACAATCGAATTTCGATTAATCTCACGCTTCTCATTCTCCTCATATTCTTCTAACCATTCGTATCTCGTATTCTCAACCACTGGGATAGGTCCTGGCGAGATGCAAAAACTCATGATGCGAGAGATTGATGAAAAATGAACAATTAAATCAAAATCGGAATTACATACTATGCTTTCAGAAATAGATGTAGATAAAATAATATTATCCCTATTTTTAAGTGGGTCCGGGTATTTCGGCAAAGATAACCACGTATTTTTACCCATTATAATAGCATTCTTTTTTAAATCTTTATCAACAGCTACGCTTGTATTTGTAGTTGAATTTTTAATGTTTCTCATATACTTTCCGTACTCCCCTGTTGTTTTATTAGAAAAATAAAGTAAGTCTTTTTTAATCTTCCATGGTATTTCATTACGGTAACCAATACCACCACTTTTACACATTGCTACAATTAACTTTAGTTTCATTTATATAATATAATTAATGTATTCTCTAATATATAAACATATTCTCTAATATATATATATTATACACATGGATGATAGAATTAAAAAAGATATATATAAATTAAGTTATATAAATAATAAGAATATAGATGGTGACCAAATCCCTACAAAGATTATCGTTTTTTACGGAAGGACAAACCCAGTAACAAAACAAAACTGGGATATATCGGTAGACGATCTAAAAGAAAAATTTGCGTCATATATAGAAAAAATAATAAAGTCTAAAGATAGCAGCGAAAGTCAAGAAAAAGAAGGCGAAGAAGAATATGTATATTTTAATGATATATTTAGTAACACAGAATTAGAAAATATCAATGCATATAAAATAAATGTAGAATTCTCGTTTGATAGACTCTATGGAGATGATACTATCGAGACAGTAAAGAAAAAGATCATTTCAAACATGAAAATAGAAAATTCACCATCATTTGATGAGTTATATATTTTTTCTAAACGAGGAATCGAATATACACCTACGCAGTTATATAATAAGTTATCAAATAATGATACATCTACAATAACAAGAATGTCTCTTATTAATTTTTTAACAAATTCTCATAGATGGAATCTCAAACAAGAATGTGAACTTATTTTAAGAACAAGTAAAGATGAACTAAAAGATGTATATACATACGAAGACATTATGGAGCTTTTCTTTAGATATAAAAAAGAAAAAGATTCTGCAGATAGCGAAGGTTCTGGTGAAGAGGGAGAGGGAGAGGTAGAGGAAGAGGAAGAAGAGATTATAGAAGAATCTATTATTCCTTTAATAGAAGATATTCCTATTGGACAAAAACTAACTTACAATCAAGCAGAATATACATTTACTATTAACCCATTTAATGTGGTCGAAATAGATAAATTTTTAAAAGACAAAGCAAAAAATATCATTTCAACGACAAATAAAACAATATTGTTAGACTATCAACCAATTATTTGTAATACTATATTTGTATGTCTTGCTAGCGATGTATTAGAATATGTTGAATCATTTAATAGCCAAGCCGACCAAGAAAATCTAGACCCACTAACATCAGATACTATGATACAAATATATTACCCATACTTGGCCGAAAAAGAGTACACTACGATTAGTGCTTTAGAAAGTAACCGACGTGAATTGGAACAGTCTACATCCGAATTAATAAACGATAAGTCATATAAAGACCTTATAGAAAACGTAGACTTATTCTATGATGTATTTTATCAAAAAGAAAAAGATAAAGACTTAAAATATGTTAAGAAGGGTATTTCGTATATTGAACTAGAAATTAAACCCGACTCTATTATTAATATTCCAATTGATATACTATTCAAAATATTACACACAACTGATGAAAAACCCCTAATAAAGTTAACGAGGAATAAACGTGACGAAAAAATGTACAGGTTATATGCAAACAAAGTAGCTAGAAGTGGTAAAAGAATTCCATATCTGAAGAAATCCGAGATTAAAAAAATAATGAAAGAACTCCAACAAGAAAAACGTGTAATGGTTTTGATACACTTCATACATGAAGAATATCAGAAGGGAGAGTATATAGGAGACTATAAAATTCCGATAAAATGCGAATTTGATAACCATGGTAGTATATTTATTTCGTTTAAATTAGAACAACCATTAAATGACGACAATATAACAAAAATTATTGAGAAAAGTGTTAATCCTGTTATCCAAGAAGTATCAACATTTATTGAACAGTATGGTTACTCCATGAACACATTTCACAGTCTTTATTCAAAAAATGTTATTATTAGAGAAATAAAATACAAAACACTCCTCAAGCTTCCTCACGACTTTAAGTTTAATATTCCTGAAAATATGGGCTGTATATCTAGTATATTTAATGTTATCGAATATAAAGAAGGGCAGCGTATTATAATGAGGTATAAACGTGTCTCAAATTATAATGAAATGGAAAGTATCGACGCGTTTATAATGCAACAGTTTCTAAAATCGAGTTATCAAGCTGATGTAGTTACTGGTTTAATGGAAAACTATCAAAGTTTAACATATACCGAAGCTGTAAGACGTGTTTCAAATCTATTAGACCAGTTACAACTTTCGGAATTAAATAAACAAACTAAAATAAAAGTTAACATTCATCCAGGATTTTTCACATCTATTATTCAATATCAAATTGTAACAAATGGTAACTTTGAAATAAATGTAGAAAATATTGACAATATTTATTATTTGGACCATATTGAAAAAATGGTTGATTCATTTTTGAGGCTACTTCTTTATAAGAAATCCGAACCAAATACTAATGTATCTGGAGAACAAATTACAAAGTTGTGTAAAAGATCATTTAGTTCAAAAGAACAGCCAGAAATTAAAGAAGTAAAAGAGTTTGTTGTTCATGGAGATAAATCAGTTCTTACCGATAATACAATGATGGCCGAAACAAATCGGGTAGATGACTCATTAGTTTTTGAAAATTTTTCTAGACCCGAAGACTTGCAAAGGATTGATGACGCAGATTTAGAAGATCTCTTTTTTGGAAGTGACGGAGAAGGTAGTGGTAGCGAAGAAGAAGAAGAAGAAGGAGAAGAATCGGGTAGAGAAAGCGCCAGCTCAAAGAGCATCGAACAAAAAGTAGAAAAAGATCAAAAAGTTACACCAGCAGTAAGCCCAGGAGAAGAAGGAGAAGAAGGAGAAGAAGAAGGAGATGTAATTGAAAATATGGAATTTGGTAGTGACGAAGAAGATAGTACGGGAGATGAAAGTAAAAAGATTGATACGGAAGAAGAAGGAGAAGGGGAAGAAGAAGGAGGAGAGGAAGAAGAAGGAGATGTAATTGAAAATATGGAATTTGGTAGTGATAATGAGGATGGAGATAGTGATAGCGATAGTATTGAAAGTGGTGGCGGTAGTTCAAGTGAAGAAGGAACACCTATAGCTCAAGCAGAAATACCATCATTTAGTTCAGATACAGAAAAAGAAGATACTCCAAAACCAGCACCAAAACCAAAATCGGCACCAAAAAAGAGTATTAATGTTGCAGGATTAAGTTTAGCTAGTAAGACTAAACCTTCATCTGCACCCGAAGAATCAGGTGAAGGTGTTACATTATTTCAAAGAGGTACAATAGAACGCGACATTACTGGTGCAAAATTATCAAACCCAAATCCTGTTTTTCAAAGATTATATTCACTTGATCCCGTTTTGTTTCCAAAAAATACAACAGGAAACATCAAAGAGTATTCGCGGTCATGTCCTTGGAATGTAAGAAGACAACCAATTATTTTAACGGACGAAGAGAAAAGACATATCGATGAAAATCACGCGGGTTCATATGATAGGGCTATGAAATATGGCTCATCACAAAGTAAAAAATATTGGTATATCTGTCCACGATATTGGGACTTGAAAAAGAATGTAAGTTTAACACACGAAGAGGTAGAAAAAATAAAAGCAAAAGAAGGCGATGTCGTTATCCCACCCGGTGCAGAAACTATTCCTGCAGGTAAATATATTTTTGAATTTACAGAAGATAAATACCATATTGACAAAAAAACAGGACAGTATAAATCACAGTCTCCCGGTTTCGTAGATAGCAAAGAAAATGCCGGAAGTAAATACTGTATACCATGCTGTTTTAATAGCGAAAATTTTGCTAAAGATAAACAAAATACTGCTCGCCAAGCATGTGGATGTCCAAGCATAACTGTTCATAATCAATCTAACCCCAATACTAAAAGTTTTGATTGTAAAGGAAAAGATGAAGCATTCAAAGCAGCACCCGTACGACGTGTCCGTGGAAAAGGTAAAAGTACAGGAGAAGAAGCCGAGGGCGAAGAGGAAGAACCACAATTAACATCAGAAGCAATTAGAAAGTCACTCGCCAGGTTAACAGAAGTAGGGGAAGATGTAGATGTATTAGGTGAAGGTGGACCAGGAGTTGGTGAAGAACAACCACTAACGCCCGCACCACCTGAAACACCATTATCAGAAGTAAGTTTAGGCGAATCGGCTGCTGCTATCGTCTCCAGGAGAACGGTCGCACCTAAAAAAGACTTTGTTATTTTAGGACCTGAACGTAATGCTGAACTACCCGAAGGAGTTTATGGGTACTTATTACCACAACTACAAGCATTCTTTTCGCAAAGTATGAAAACATGCACTCTTAATGAAAAAAGCACTGTTTTAAAACCGGGCGTTTCATGTTTGTTACAAAAAGGTGTTCAAACCAGTGTTCAAGTGGGTGAAAATAATAAAAATCAAAGTTTTATAGGTTCAATTGCCGATATATATTCAAAATATATTGAAGAACTTACAGGAAAATATAATAAAGTTTCTATTTCCGAAATGAAAAAAATTATTATAGACGCAATCGACATTGACACTTTTATGACATACCAAAATGGTACACTTGTAAATACATTCAACTATAAACAAAAGGCAAATAATTCGCGTTATGAAGAGGATGCGGAGGATGATGAACGCAACAGAGAATCAAATGTCGGTGCAGAATCCCAAGAACGTTCCGAAGAAACACCAAGTGAAACACCAAGAACAAGTACTAGTAGTATAGACCAAGGTGGCGGTGGTAGTTCAAGCGAAGGCGAAGGCGAAGGTAGTGAAACTGGTGAAGAACAAGATTTATTAGACTTTGTTTCAGATGCCGATGCTAAAAAATCAGAAAATACGAGTAAAGAGCTTCCTATAGAAAGCACGGATATTGAGTCTAGCGAAGAAGAAGTTAAACCACAAACACCACAACAACAAGAAGAGTCACAACCACAAACACCACAACCACAAACGCCACAGCCACAAACGCCACAACCACAACAGTCACAACCACAACAAGATATATGTATTGTAGATGATGATGTTTTTAGATTAATGTTACAAAAACCTGACTTTGAATATAAAGATTCTGCTATTTTTAAATCAATAACAAAAATGTCAAATACGGATGCTCAGTTCATTTTCTTTAAAAAAGTCGTATGTTCATTTGAAAATTTTATAAGGTATATAAATAGTAAAACTATATATATTGATTATCAGTATTTATGGGATATTATAAGCACGCCGAATCCCAAACTATTCAAAGATGGTTTAAATCTTATTATATTACAAATATCAAATAGAGATATAACAAATAATATCGAAGTACTGTGTCCTACAAATCATTATTCTAATGGATTCTTTGACAGTAATAGAGAAACCGCTATATTAATAAAAAGAACTGTTAAAGAAACAAATATTTTTGAACCTATATACGAAATCCGCGAGTTAAAACCACGTAAAGTCACATGTCTATTTAATATTAAAAATACTGCAATTCGCAAATATGTTAACCAAAGCGGCGTTGAAGTTAAAGAAGCTGCTTTACCTCCTGTACTTAAAAAAATAATAACAAATATTAAAAATGCATATGATGGACAATGTAAGCCATATAATAGTATTCCACGCGAAGGAACAGCTAATGCATCAAAGAAGTTTCCAAGATTATATGAGTTTTCAAGAAATATACATTTATATGAACTAAAAGAAAAAGTAGCCAGAGGTGGATTCACTATATTAAATCAGATTTTAAACTATGACGGAAGAGTAATCGGAATTTTCATTGAAAAAGAAGACGAAGAACTCGACAACACATTTTCAGGTATCGTAATGTGCGAACCTTCGCCAATAGATAAAACAATCCCACAAATAAATTATATCGACGACGAGTCTTTATGGCGACCCTATGAAGTAACTGTTACATTTCTTCACTATGTTCATGGTAAAATTAAAATACCTTGTTTGCCTAGATTTAAAGTAATAGATGATGGGAAGATTGCGGGTATTATTACTGAAACTGACCAATTTATTTCTGTTTCGATTGATGAATCTGAGAGCAAAAGGACAGATGGTATATTTAATATACCGGTTATAAATACCAGTGACTATAATATTGCAGATACGGAAATTAATACGAGACTTAAAGATGACCCCGATAGAGAAAAGTATGTAAAATACATATATCTAGAGAATAATTTCTATAATGTATTTAGAACTATAGTGCGAATTTTGTTACATAAATTCGAAAATGTACAGACAAAAGAATCGATATTATCAATCATTAAACGCAATGATATGTTATATTTGATTAAACTAAGCAACTTACAAACACTTATAAGGCGACTCATATCAAACTATATAAGTTTTAGTGCTAGCCACTATACAGAAGAACTACTAAAAAGTATGAGTGAAATAACTACATCTTGTGTAACTAATAAAAATCCAAATACATGCAGCGAAACAAAATATTGTATAAAAGAAACCGATAAAGAGGGACGTTGTAAGCTAGTTATACCCAAAGTTAACCTACTAAATCCATCCCAAAATAACGAGGTAATGTATATTGCTAGAATGGCTGATGAGATTCTACGATATAATAGAATACGCGCATTTATGTTCGACCGTAACATATTTCCTCTAATAAATGTAAAATACAATTTACGAGAAGATGAAATTATATTATCGCAGACTATGCTTAGCGAAGATTATCTAGATAATTTAGAACCGATACCTAAAAACGAATATGCAAACTTTAACACATACGACACCGCTGAACCTTTATTAACAGAACTATATGAAAGCATATATGACACACCTTCGTCTCAGCATGTGAAATGTACAACTGAAAAAATATTTTTAACACAAGAGTATCGCAAATACTTTACTTCAAAACAAATAAGACAACTAGAAATGTTAAAGTTCAACTCAAACTCTCCAAGATGTTCTTTTGAAATTATATTATTTATTTTGAAACTTGAAGCTAAAAGGAGAAATTATAAAAGACTAGAAACTATTACCATAAATCATCTTAAAGTTGTTATTGCGCAGTTTTATATAGATACAATTGATAAACAGTATACAGAAGGTATAAAAGACCGATTTGCGAAACTTTTAAAATACTATGGTATGGAATCAATCTCCGATGAATATAGAATAAAATTCATAGCAAATGAAGACGATAACTTTATCGAAACATTGCCCTTCTTTGAATCATATCACTTAACACGTCTAGATATTTGGATTTTAGCAACTTATTACAAAATACCTATTATTATTTTATACTACCCCAATAAAGCTCTCCTTGAAACAAAAGACGAATATTCTATTCTTACAACATATTTTGAAGAAGGTTCGTCAGAAAAAGTAATAGAAGAAGAACTAAAAGAAAAAGAAGATAGTGACGAAGACTTACTGTTTATGGGAGAATCGGCACGCCCTACTATTCGCAAAAAATTAGCAAATGTACAAGGATATTATTTTATTATTGCACCCGCTATTAAATCCAACGTTGTTCCATCATATAGTATTATTTTTAGAAAAGGACCAGAAAGTGAAATGACTGGGTTAACCACTCTAACCAGCGATAATGAATATTATATGTCCTTGAATATTCTTACTCATGGGTTTCAATCTACTGTTATTCAACAACAGTCAACACAGTACATTAACCCCGACGAACCACCTCATAGCGAAGATGATGAAAGCTCACAAATGAAAGAATCAATAAGATATAAAAATAGTATTATGCAATTTATTCAAGATTTTAAACCACCTTCCAAAAAAGGAAAGAGCGATGACTCATCGTCGGTTGGAACAGGTGTATCATTGGATACCCAAGAAGAGGATTTAGGCGAGTTACTTGGTAAAAAAACAAGAGTACATAAAAAACCAAGAAAGATGATTAACACATCATCTCTAATATTTAAATCTTTGGCTGATCCTGTGGTAGTAGAGGCTTCAGAACCTTCAGAACCTTCAGAACCAGGACCTAGTCAACAAAAACGAAAGCCAAGAGTAAAAGGGAAAGGAATAAATATTAACACCTCTTCATTATTACTACCACCAAAAGAAGAACAATCTGTCTCTGTTGAACCTGTTAAAAAAACAAAAGCAAAAAAAATAAGCATTGACACGTCAAAACTTCCATTATTTGGAGCAAAAGTTTTACCACCACAGCAACAAAATATCGACGAAATTACTGGTTTGTCTGATATACAAGAAGAACCAGGAGAGGTTAAATCATCATAATAAAATTATACAAATTTCTAGTAAAATATTGTATTTATAAAAAATAATATTTTACACATCTTGCTACATTACTACATTACTACATTACTACATTACTATATTACGAATATAACACCCATCAGTTATAATTAAAACCCAATATTATAGTTCATCTTTACGTTTCCAAGATTTTCTTTCTTAATACTAGATACAGTAACATTCATCGATAGGTTTCCAATAGAGCATACATCGTCTGGATTCTCCAGTTCAAATGCTTTATCAATTTCATCATTTGCATTCGTAACATTATATTTTGATTCTCCGCCAAACTTAATCATCTTATTCATATCAAGCAATACTTGAAAACTACTTGTTCCAAAATAACCTTCTTGTCCGCACATTACATTCGCAGATACACCACGCATCTCATCTAGTTCAGCGTGTCTAGCTGCTTTCAAGAACATCTCTGGTGTCTCCTCAAACGATGCTTTAGCAATAGGACCGATATCATCATTATTAATTCCGTGGCGAAATATAGAAACCATCTTTGCACTTGCGGTCATTCTATCCGCCAACATAATCAAGTGGTGGTAGTTAATATATGTATTATCAAACTCTAACACCTCAGACAGTTCATTATAGATAGCAACACGAGCAGCTTCTACTCCCAATACATTATAAATCTCCTGAATATCATTGCTAATTGTTCGAGTAACATCAATATAGTCAAGCGACAAAGCGGTAATCAAGTTTGTTCCAGTGGTATCAAGTACCCACGTCTCCTTCTTGGTATATGCGCTATCTACTTTAATAACCGAATCCGTAATCTTACGAAGCAACACTTTCGATAATCCCTTAACACCCCTAAGTACAATATTATTCAACATATTATCCTGGAAATTCTTAAGAATGTAAATTTGGTCCGATTGGTCGAGTGACAAAGGATTATTATTTTTCTTCTTTGAGTTGGTAATTATATTATTTAACCTCAAGCGAAATACCAAGTTATCTGAGTTGTAATCAGCATACATACACGTAACCTCATCGGTATAGATATTTTTAAGTGCAAAGTGAATATCGTCCATACTTATTTTTCTATCCAACATTGCCTCGCGGTCCATTGTCATTCGAATAATCCATTTCGACTTTTCGTTGGGAGCAGAACCGGTTGCGGATGCCTCGGCTTGTGGTGCTGGTGCTGCTGCTGCCGCTCCTGCTCCTTCTTCTGCACTTTCAGATAACCCAGCCAGGCTTTTAGACATTTGCTCGGTAGTGCTACTCATACACTCATCTACCATTTTTTCAAACTCGAAATATTGCGACATAATATCTTTATCCTGTTCAATAAGTGTATTCATATCATCGGGGTCAAAACATATTTCAACCGAATCGACAATTTCTTTCAAAATTGTAAGCTCGATGCTAGGAATTTTATCTCTAACCAATTCTTTATCCATTTCTTCGTCCTTATTCATATAAATAGTCAAAGACGGGTTTTTCGGATTTTCCGACAATGATAGAATCTCCTCAATACGCGGCACACCACGAGTAACATTCGACTTCGACGCAACACCAGCACTATGAAATGTATTTAAAGTCAATTGTGTGGTCGGTTCTCCAATACTCTGTGCAGCAATCATGCCGACCATCTCTCCAGGTGCAACTAATGCACGTTTATACATAAGTGTAATCGTCTCCAATAAAACGGTGAGCGCCTTCTTGTTGAACCGTTTAACAACAAGTAACTCTTTAGGAGACAAGTAATAGTAGTACATTGCTTTAAATAACTCCGTGGGAGGAGCATAATACAATCCTTCTAGTATTTTATAATTATCCTCAATCATGTCGTATACATCCAATGGTGTAATATCTACCATAGAGTTCTTGGTGATGTGTTGCATTCCTTGAACATTATTGATGATGTGTGTAAAACACACGGGCAAATGAACATTTTTGTTGTCGCGCATCTTAAACACATTCTTAACAATTTCATCACGCTTTGTTATCATCATATCCGTATAATATTTAGTCTTCGTTTCCAGCTCCTTTACATTTTTCTTCATCCTAGTCACCGCCGTCTTTGTAAACACTGTCATTAATACACTATCCTTGTCGTCGTTCGTTGACACGTAGTAGTGCGCATATATTTCATCCAACGTCATCGATACAAGTGGAATAGACTGGTTCTCCACCTTTACTGTATCTACACCATCATCTCCATATGCAAATTGTATAATACGCTCTTTGTTGTTTCGGACAGTCATATCATATCCAACTTTCAAATCTTCCAGTCCCTTGATTAACCGTCTCTGAATATATCCAGTAGTTGACGTTTTTACAGCGGTGTCAATAAGTCCAATACGACCAGCCATAGCATGAAAGAACAACTCCTCAGGACGCAGTCCACTAATAAACGAACTCTCGACAAACCCACGAGCATCTGGTGAGTCATCGTATTTGGTAAAATGCGGCAATGTTCTGCTCTCAAAACCATATGGAATGCGTTTTCCGTCAATAGCCTGTTGTCCCAAGCAAGACGTCATTTGCGAAATATTGATATCTTGACCTTTCGACCCTGCGTTTACCATTGTAACAAATCGATTATCCTTGCTCAATGATTCGAGACCTATTTTACCAGCATCATTAATAGCTCTATTAAGAATATTTGAAACCTGATTTTCGAACTCGATATCATTTGTTTTTCCCGTCTTGTTATCAAAAACGCCGATATGTAATTGGTCAATTAGTCCCTTAACTTCTGTTTTTTTGGATACAATAACCTCTGCAATTTTATTATTTGTCTCAGCGTTCGCAATCAAATCGCTAATTCCCACACTGTAAGAACTCACTTTCATATATTCCGTGATAATGTTTTGGAGGTCATCAATAAATTTTGCCGACGTCATATTGTTGAAGTCATTGCACGTGCGATGGATTAGACCATTTGTTCCCGAACCCAATACTGCCTTGTCGAGTTGGCCTCTCAAATATTGTCCATCGCGAATTTCAACTACATTATTGGAGGTGTTGTAGTCTTCCTTCTCACCAAATGATTTTTTCTTATATTTCAATGTAATAGGCGGCATAATTTGTGAAAGTATCTGAAAGTTGGACAGGTTTCCATCTACATTACTAAACATCGATTCATTCACTGTATCTAGCGCCATTAGAAGATTCATTGCCGCACGACTGTCAAACTTCACACCCACGCGTGTAAACTGGTATGACCCAAGTAGCGAGTCCTGGAAAATACCGATAATCGACTGATTGTTTGCAGGACTGATAATCTGGAACGGAACTGCCGCCAAATTCTTTAACTCCGCCTCAGATTCCTCATCTTGCGGCATGTGTAAATTCATTTCATCTCCCGATGAATCCCCAGTGTTTCCAAAGGGGGTGGACTGTATCTTAAGCAAGTTCAGGATGGCTAGTCCTTCATTACTCACCAACACCCGTTCAGTCTCTGAGTGCCTTCCATAGTCTACCAAGCGACGTTAGGAAGTAACACTGCGGATTGCCCAATTCTTTGACATTATTACCATTGGTTTCGGCTATTAACCGAGTTCCCTTATGATGTTTCCATTATAAGGTGGTAGTCGAAGACTCTAAGGGGTTTCCCGCATCAAGGTGTTTCGCCAAATGATTCTTTAAATATATAATAAATTCTTTTGCATTTTGTTTACTTTTTTCTAAAGGAATATGAATACCACCAAAATCCGCTTTATGTTTATCTATATATACATACCATCCATATTGTTGCTCGTTACGGTTTAAAGGCTTTATATACTTTTCTATATCTTCATCTATTTTTATAGTACCTTTAAACCGTTCAAGTTTCTTATCTTTAAAATAGTTAACCAGACCATCGGACACTCTTTTTTTGCTTTCATCGCTATGAATAAACACACAACCACCATTTTTAAGATTATACCCATGTGGATATAAACTATTTAACTCTTTGATGTAGTGTTTTTCCATATAATCAGCATCCTCAACTTTACAGCATTCAATCAACTCTGTTACAAAATTATTAACACCATATTTTCTTATGGCGTTATTTAAATAATGTGACTGATTTTTTTTATTTGAGAAAGCTTCGGAAATATGACATTTAAATCTTCCTTCGTGTCCGTGTGGTCTGTATCTTTTATGGTTTAATATATGAGAAACAGCTTGTCCTACATATATTTTACCGGTAGATAAATTAACTATTTTATAAATTTCACAATATCTTTCAGATGGTAAGTCTAATATTTTTTTTGCATTTTTTTGGTATTCTGGTGGGTTCATTAATATTCCTTAATATTTATATTTAAGTAGTTTGTTTTGAATCATTTGACTAGGAGGTAGCACGCTTTTAACGCCTCCTGTTTTCGACAGAGAGTTTATCGAAATCCGCATTATATGGTTTAGTATCACCAACATTCATTCTAAATGTATCGCCCTGAAACATGACTTTTGCAATATGACACATCATACTCATTCTGTGAAGTGTAGGTTGACGGTTAAACAAAACACCATCACCATCCATAATATGTCTATGAACGATGTCACCATTTTCAATATGTATATTTTCTCGGTCAGCATAACGCAGCGAAATATTCTCCCCATTTTTCTTCTCAAGAATCTTCGCACCAGGGTACTCATCGGGGCCATTTCGCACTAACTTCATTAAGAAACTCTTATTCAAATCATTTACAGTAATCGGTTTCGTAATATTTTTCGCGATTTTAAGAGGAATTCCCAGTTCACGAATCGACAAATTCGGGTCAGGTGTAATTACTGAACGCGCAGAAAAGTCAACACGTTTTCCCATCAAATTCCCTCTGACACGACCACCTTTTCCATTCAGACGGTCCATAATTGATTTAAGGGGTCTTCCTGACCGTTGTGCGACTTGACCGACACCGGGTATGTTATTATTTATTTGAGTCGCAACGTAGTATTGGAGGACATCATGCCATCCATCAATGACCTTTTGAGGCGACTTGTCGTTTATTTTTTCCTGAAGTGTCTTATTCATCTTAATAATATTTACCAAAATGTGACTAATATCGTCTTCACTTCTTTGCTGTCCATCCATTTTAATCGATGGGCGAACGGCCGGAGGAGGTACAGCTAGAACCTGACAAATCATCCAGTCAGGTCTTGAAAATTGCGGACTAAATCCCATAAACGATACATCCTCGTCGGAAATTCTGCGGAAAATCTTAATCACAACTTCGGGAATCAAATGCATTGTCAAATTTTTCTTCGTTTCTCCTTCTGCTCCTTCATCCGCTTCAGTATTTTCCCACTCAGCAACCAATGTCGCCATATCCTGTTTTTTGATTCTTTTCGGTTGAAGACAACCACATCCATCGTGCGTATCCTCGCCACAACGCTTAATTTTGCTACAGTATTGAAACACGTTATTCCAACGTTGGTCGGGCTTCATATCCATGAATCTACTATTTGTTTCTTTGCTAATAAGAAGTTTACTACATTTTATACAAACGCAACCGAGAATTTTTCGAACTGTTGTTAAATATTGAATATAAAATACTGGTCTCGCTAATTCAATGTGGCCAAAATATCCTGGCGTCTGCATATAATCCAAACCATCGGTTGGACAAATCAAACCTGGTTCAAGTACTCCCATACGAGAATCAAAGGGTCCGCCAACCACAGGTCTATTATTATCATATGTATTTCTGTCCGTAATATGAGCAACCGAAGACTTTCTGATTTCTTCGGGAGACATTATACTAAACTGAATTCCAATAATTGAAGATACATTCTGAACTGCTAATTTTGATTGACCCTTTTGAGAAAACATTTCCTTCTTATATTAATAGAATAATATTTAGATTGTTTATCAATTTTCTTAATTACAAAAATAATAATTAATATATCTTTTAAATTAAAAATAACATCTTTATAGTTTTATTCTCAAAATATTCTTCTATGGTGTTTTGTGTTTACTAATAACAAAATTATAATACAATTAGTAAAATATTACACCATTACTCATGTTAATATATGATTTTTATATAGTATTTATTTTATTAATATATATTAAATTGAAGCTATCTAAAAGCATTAATCTATATATATACAACTCAGTAACGCTGTCATGCCTATTATAAATCAGATGAAAAAATCCGCTAAAACTGGAGACACTAAGTCAAAGGATTTGAAAAAAAGTGATGAAAGAAAATATAAAAAGGGGAAAGATTCTGATAGTGAAGGTGATAATAATTATAATAGTAGTGATAATGAAAATGATGATGCGGTTTCAGAAGAAAATGGCGGGAAATTCAACATGAAGGAATATAGGAAAATGTTGGCTGAAATGTTTCCTTCCAAGTATATGGAGAATCGTATTTCACTTCTTGAAAATGAGAAAAAAAATAGTAAGCCTTCTCAATTATCGGCGGCTTCTTATGCCTCCTCCGGTCAAGTCAATAGTGGTGAATCAGCTAAAACAGATACAAAAAAATCTACTAACTCTTCCAAGAAAAAATCAAATAGTGGAGGTGGAGGTGGAGTTGCCGTTGATGAAAATAGAAAAGTAACAAGGAGTTCGGCAAAAGTTGCTTCTGAACAGGCTAAATCAAAAGAAAGTAAGCCTATAGAAAAAAGTAAGAAAAGGGGTTCTCATAATCCTCCTCCAACAGACGACGATAGAGCAAAGGAGGAATATGATGACGATGAAGATGATACCTCAAGTACGAGTACAAATTGTTCGGATGAAGACTATAGCGAAGGTAGCGAAGACCGTTACTCTGCGGGATTTGGGGAATTTGCGAAAGAACAGTTACAGAGCGGGAAGTTCAATATTGTTATTAATTTGGTAAACGATAAAAAACACGGTGACCGCGACGATGATGATTCCGATTATGACTCTGAGGAAGATTCGGATTCCGAGTATGATGATGAAGAGGAGTATGATTCAGAGGATGATTATGATTCGGACGATGATGATTCTGAAGATGACCCCGACTATAATCCCGATGAAGATGAAGACGCAGTTAGTGGCGATATTAAAGGTTATAAATATAGTCATAACAAGACAAAGTCGGAAAGTACTTCTAAGGGTTCTAAAAACAAAAACAGTTCGGATAAAAAGTCTTCTACAAACATGATTGTTAGCACCGGAATGGGAGCAGAATCACTTGAAACAATTCAGAAAATCAAATCACAAATGGAAGAGATTCTAAAGTTCAATAAAAATGACAGTATTGCGCGGGAGACATTTGGTATTATGGTAAAAAAGGAGAAGGAATATAAAGAGAGAGAAGAAAGGAAGATGAAGAATCGGCAAAAAAATCATGTCAAGATGTTCAAAAAAATGTTGCGCAAGAAGAACTCCACGAATGATTTGAAATATTTTAAAGATCATCTGTCGACCGAAGAGCAAACCGAGGTTTTGAAAGAATTGGAGGATTTGAATAAGTTGACAATTACCGACAAACCATATCGTCTTTCACTCTTACAGTCCGACATTCCTCAGGCATTCAAAGCAATTGCCCTAAAGAAGATTACGAATTTGCGACACATGGAGCCTGGTGCCGGTGAATACTATAAAATCAAAAACTGGGTTGACACTTTCATGCAAATCCCGTTTGGAAGATATAGTAACCTCCCTCTTACGATTTCGGATGGAATTGAAAAATGTCACGAGTTTATGGAAACAGCAAAGTCTACTCTAGATGGCGCGGTATATGGACTAAATGATGCAAAGATGCAGATTATGCAAATGTTGGGACAGTGGATTGCTAATCCTTCGGCAATGGGCACAGCAATTGCTATAAATGGTCCCATGGGTACGGGCAAATGTCACGCTCTTGATACTCCGATTTTGATGTATGACGGCTCGATTAAAATGGTTCAGGACATTGTCATTGGCGATAAAGTTATGGGAGATGATTCAAGTTGTAGAAATGTAACTTCGCTTGGTCGAGGCGAAGATGATATGTATGATATTGTTCACTTAAATGGAGAAAAATATGGTGTAAATTCTGAGCACATTATGTGTTTGAAACAATCGGGGATGAATAATATAAAGACGGTAAAGACGAAATCGGGAGGAGTTAGGTATAAAGTATTCTACTTTGATAAAAATGATTACAAACAACATAGCAAACGATTTTGCGATTTGGAAGACGCAACAAGATACTTAAATGATATGAAACATGAGCACGATTATGTTGAAATTCCCGTAAAAACATTATTAAAATTGCCTAAATATATTAGTGTAAATTTGAAGGGATATAAAAGGGGCGTAGAGTTTTCTAGCAAAAAGGTGCCTTTTGACCCTTACATTATTGGTGCTTGGCTAGGTGACTGTACTTCGACCAAATCCGAGATTACAAATCAGGATGCTACAATTTTACACTATTTGAGAACAGAACTTAAAAAATATAACTTGAATTTGGTTCATAGGGCCGAATATACATATGGTATTTCATATGATATGCACAAACATGATACTAGAAATAACAAAAATAAATTCTTACAAGTATTAAAAGACTACAAGTTGATTGGAAACAAACACATTCCCGCTGATTACAAAACAAATGATAGACAAACGAGATTGGAACTTCTCGCTGGAATTATTGACACTGATGGTTCTTATTGTGATAAATCTAAGGGATATGATATTATTCAAAAAAATAAAGTTTTAGCAGATGATATATTATTTGTGGCCAGGTCTCTTGGATTTACGGCAAATATGCAAGAGTGTGAAAAATCGTGTATGTATAAGGGTGAAAAAAAGACTGGAATATATCATAGAATACATCTATCTGGGGATAATTTGTCTTGTATTCCTGTAAAATGTCCTAGAAAAATGGCTAAAACCGAAAGAGTTATCAACAAGGATAGTATGATTATGGGTATTACCGTAGAACCACGTGGATGGGGAAAATACTATGGATTCGAATTGGATAATAATCATAAATATTTACTGGGCGATTTTACAGTAACGCATAATACGAGTCTTGTGAAAGAGGGAATCAGTAAGATTTTGAACCGTGAATTCGCCTTTATCCCGTTAGGGGGTGCAACAGATAGTAGTTATTTGGAGGGACATTCGTATACTTATGAGGGTAGTACATGGGGTAAAATTGTGGATATTTTGATACGTTCGAAGTCGATGAATCCGGTGATTTACTTTGATGAGTTGGATAAAATTAGTGAAACGCCTAAAGGCGAGGAGATTATTGGAATTTTGACACATTTGACGGATACAACACAGAATTCACAGTTTCATGATAAATATTTTGCAGAGATTGATTTCGACCTTAGTAAATGTCTCTTCATCTTTAGTTACAATGACCCTCTCAAAGTAAATCCGATTTTGCTTGACCGTATGTATAAAATTAAAACAACAGGTTATCAAGTTAAGGACAAGATTGTTATTGCGAAACAATATTTGATTCCCAAGATTCGCTATGAGGTAAATTTCAAGGAGGGTGACATTACTATTCCTGATGCGACATTGAACTATATTATTGATAACTATACCGAAAAGGAAGATGGTGTGCGAAACTTGAAGCGTTGTATTGAAATCATATATAAGAAACTGAATTTGTATCGCCTTGTCAAGCCGGGGACAACCTTATTTGAAAAAGATAATATACTTGTTGTAGAATTTCCATTCACTGTTACAAATGATATTGTGAATAATCTTATCAAAAAGGATGAAAGTGGTCTCAGTAAAGCGGCAATTAATATGTACTTGTAATATTAACTATAGAAGCAGTATATTAGCAGTGTGTAGATGAATAATAGATTATTTTATATTTTTTTATGAATATAAAATAATACTTATCGAGCAATATTTGTTTACCTAAAAATCGTTATAATACGAGGTCTTAGTATTAGGAATAGTGTTATTTCCACCACGCATAGTTAAATACTGGAACTGTTTCTTTGACATGCAAGAACATCCCATACTGTTGGAATATGTACCAGGGCAACACGATGGGTCGAATTTGGTATCTTTAAAGAAAAACAATTCACCTTCAGGGAGGGGAATAGGAGGACCACTGTTATACTGATAACTATCAAGTTTGTTTTCATTTCCCATACCTTTAGAGTACCTCATTGCATCGGAAACCCATTTGGTTAAGTTGACATCTTCACTTTCAGTATCCTTAATAGGTCCCCAAGCTAGAGGTCTTGAAACTTGAAAATTCTCTTTAACCCTAAATGTATCACCATCAGTATTAGTGTTAGTGTTAGCACTATTCATAGTTGGAAAAGGTACAATTGAACTTAGCGCCTTTCCTAATGTATTTAACATAACATTGTTACCATCTTTCTTTTCTAATTCTTTACCATACGCTGACACCTGGTCTGCAACTTTTAGCACATCAACCGGTTGGGTAGCATCATTTATAATTGTCTCGGGATTAAGAAGAGGTGGACCATCTTGGCTAACGGTTGTTAAATTAGTGTCTCCATCCAATGGCTCTGTTACTTTTTTCTTCTTCTCCTCAACAGCCATGCCTTCTAATAATCCGTAATTAGTCCTACATCCACATAATGCGAAAGAACCAATCAAAATACCAAGTACTATACAAATAGCAATTAATGAAAATCTGGATTTAAATATATTTTTCATATTTCTTATACATAAATCTTAGATAAAAATAATTATTTATTGTGTTTTATTGTATAATATTGTATTTATTTCCTAAATAAATAATTATTTTTTAATATAGTCCATTAATTTAAAGGTTATATTTATTTGCATTATAGTAAAAATTCCTATTTATTTTGTTTTTGCTATTACCGAAGCCGTAAAAATGACTAAAACTAGAATCATAATCATGAATGCAACATAGATTACTGTAAGTCCTATTGGAACCCATAAGTAAAGCCCCGCTATTGGTATAGTAAAGAAACCAGCCATCAGGAATAAATATATTCCCCACGCAAGATATAGAGCGAAATACATGATTACCAATATTATTGCCTCTCCCCATAAAATAACATAAAATACAGACGCCGCTGCCTTATATGCTGAAAAGAATACAAAAAAAATTGTAGTTAAAATACCTTCTCCTTTTTTTAATGCTGACCTAATCTTTTGAGTAACCTTTGTTAATATTGATGAAAACACTGTTTGTTTTTCTGCGGCGGTTTTAGTTTCTGTCTGAAGGGCATTAGTTCTAAAACCAGCTATCGCTCCCATTAAACTTGTTGTAACGCCTGTCAAAATAGATACACTTGCACTAATTAAAATAGACGCGGCTTCAATCGGTGCAAGAGCAACCTGTATAATATCCTTTAATATTGTTTCGGAACATTCGGAAAAGTTTTGTATCGTATACTCCATTTTACTCATATTTTGGGGCTCCATAATACTACCCGCAAAGGGCATGTATAAAGGACTGCATTTATTGGTGGCCCAGTCCTTTTTAACGATTTCTTTATTGTTTTGAATATTCAAATAAACGAAATAAAAAGCAACAACCAATATTGCGAAAATTGCGAATAATACAGAACCCCCATATCTCTCTAAATATGTTCTTTTAACATATATGTCATTTATTTTATTGAATATTGGTGTTATTGGCGTTATTTGTGTTATAGGTGTTGGTATAGCGGCAGAATCCATATATACTAAATATATAAATTAGTATTACTATATACATAACCTATAATAATTCATTTTTATCGTATAATAATTCATTTTTATCGTATAATGAATTACTATGTTAAATATTATTTATTTAAAATCTCATTATTACCCTGGTAGTGCTCTTAATAATCTACCAGGTAATGCATCCCATGTTGACTGAGCAGTAATACCAGAAGCCTGTAATATAGAAAATGTAGCCATATATATACCAGTCATCTTGTTTATCATATCTTTTAATTTTCCGATCATATATTGCAATATTAGTCCCAGACTACCAAATACGTTATACAAACCAGAGAAATTATTCATTACCGTGTTTCGTATATAAGCAAACATTCCCATTGTATTCGTATTATTCTTAACCGATGTCTTTATATTTTCAGCAGCTACAGCATTTGTATAGTTCGAAGGAGCCAAGAATGGTCCCATAAAATCTGTCTGCATTGTCTGAATACAGTATGTAAAATTTTTCATAGTATCGTGTCCAAACATATTAGCAAAAGGCATTACTAAAGGACTGCACCTATAAATCGGCCAGTTCTTTTCGATATTCTTTTTTCCTATTGCTAAAATATTTGCAATGTATAAACCTATAAATACTGCTATAATAAATATTGAATTTAATAAATCGCTGGTCTTCATATTAAAATATAATAATAATATATTATTTTACATTATTATATTTTACGTTTTATATTTTTCATTTATATTTCTTGTTTTATATTTTACGTTTATATTTTACATTTATATTTTTAATGTCTACCACTGTGTCGTCTACTTCTACCCCGTCGACCAATGCTTTTTTTATATCTTAATCTTCTGTATTTTGTTCTTATATGTCTTCGTCTACTTACACCTCCCCCTGAAAATTTTGATTGTACGACCGTAGGTATAGGTGGTGGAATATTTCCTGATGCTGTTTGTATATCTAGTAGTCCACCAGTTAATGTTTTTAATGTATCTATCTGACCACCTGATGCTCCACCTGGAACAGGAAGTTCGATTTTACCACCCGTTACAGCTGGTGTAATATTGGCTCCTCCTCTAAATATTCTCTTGTTATATCGTTTCTTTTTATTATGTCTTCTAGTCTTTTTGTTGCTACAACCTTTCATTACTTTTGTTACATTATTTCGGCGTCTACGGTATCCACCACCGGCTAAATTCCCATTTCCTGTTTTCATTAATGCCTCAGTTGCCGCCATTCTATTAGAATAATTTTGCGCACCACCTGTTACAGCCGGCATGATAGGTATTGCTAAGGGGGGTGGTTTTATACCACCTTGTAGTGTTACATCAGCGCTACTTGTTGTTGGGGGTAGTAATGCATTTGCGCTCATTTATATACTATATATATTCTATATATATTCTATATATAATTCATTTAAAATATTGATATTTTATTGATATTATAAATTAGACTCGTTATAATTTAAAAATATATATATAATACATAATATATTGTTAATTGTTAAGTACATAACGATGAACCCGCAAGAACGTTTACAATTAGATAAACTAATCCGAGCAAATGATGTAACAGATAATACAAATAATATTCGTGAATTGAAACATAGCAAGCCTCTTAGTGAAGATATTGTAACGCTTCTTAAAATTAAGAAAGAATATCAAAGATTGTCTAAAAGTAATCCTGCTCAATTTGACAATATTTGTGTCTCTAGGTGTCCTTTTTTGTTTAATAACTATACGGATATTTTTAATAAGGTAAAAAAGGATGAAATAGACTTAAATATTCTTTTTCAGTTAATTCACATTCTTAAGCAGATTGAGGATGGAAAGCTAGACCAGCATACTGGTTCATATGAGGTAGGTAAATTATTAAAAAGTATTTATATTGATAGTGCTATTAAAAAGGCCGACAATATCAATAAGTTACACGACCATTCACATGGAAGTGGGAATAAAGACCACTCTAAACCACCAGCTATAAAAAAAATTTCATGGTCTGAATTCAAAGCAAAGAATGCTTCTTCGGTAGCTGCATCCTCCGAATCCGCTGCATCGTCATAGTGATCTTAATTGAACAAGCATGTAATATTAATTATATTTCTAAAATTGAAATAATTAATATTACATTTATAAATACATAAACATTTAGTTCTATACCATATAACATAACATAACATAACATAACACATAACAATCCACATAACACATTATGTCTAAACGTGTAAAAACAAGTTCAACAACTTTGGTTATTGTAGAATCCCCAGCAAAATGTAATAAAATAGAATCATATCTTGGACCTGGCTATAAATGTATAGCAACATTTGGACATTTTCGCACACTAGATGGTCTCAAATCAATTAATACGGATAATTTTAAACTAAAGTTTTCATGTATGGAGGAAAAATCAAAGCAGATTTCCCGTATTAAAAGCGAAATAGAATCGTGTATGGGTAATGTTATTATTGCTACGGATGATGATCGCGAGGGGGAGGCGATAGGTTGGCATGTTTGCGACATGTTTAAGTTGCCGATTGAAACAACACCGCGGATTATTTTCCATGAAATAACAAAGACTGCTATTGAACGTGCTGTAAGTACTCCTGGAACATTGAATATGAATTTAGTGTATGCACAATTTGCTAGACAAATATTGGATTTATTAGTTGGATATCATATTTCGCCACAGCTTTGGACACATATTGCCTCAAGTGTTAAGAATAGTTTGTCTGCCGGCCGATGTCAAACACCCGCACTACGATTAGTATATGATAATCAAAAAGATATAGATGCTTCGCCTGGAAAAATGGTATATAATACTGTTGGATACTTTACAAAACTGAATTTACCTTTTACTCTAGGTCGACAATATGATACCCCTAAAGATGTGGAGGTGTTTTTAGAAGAGAGTGTAAATCATGAGCATATATATACTTTATTGTCACCTAAAAAAACTTCAAAGGCTCCTCCGTGTCCTTTTACTACTAGTGCGTTACAACAGAAAGCAAGTAGCGAGTATAACTATTCTCCTTCAGAGACGATGTCGATTTGTCAGAAACTATACGAAAGTTCATTTATAACGTATATGCGAACAGATTCAAAAACATATAGTCCGGAATTTATTGAAAGTGCAAAGAGGTATATATCTGAAAAATGGAGCGATAAATATATTAATCCGAATATACAATATCTTGCTCTGGGGTTTAGTTCGGGCGGTGATGGTGCAAATATAGATAAACAAACTAAAACAGGTAAAACAGGTAAAACGGGTAAAACAAGTAAAGGTTCCGACGATAAAGGCGTTAAAGCACAAGAAGCACACGAAGCAATTCGCCCAACAAATATCTCTACATTTAAAATTCCGGATACATTTACAGCACGTGAACAAAAATTATATAAACTAATATGGACCAATGCCGTCGAAAGCTGTATGTCGCATGCAACAGGTGTTACAATAACAGCTTGTCTAACTGCACCAGAAAGCAATGAATATAAATACACGACTGAACTAATTGAGTTCCCGGGGTGGAAAGCGGTAGATGGTTATGAAAAAGAAAACCCCAATTATAATTATTTACAAAATATTAAAAAAAATTGTACTATTCCTTATAATAAAATTAAAGCAACTGTTACCATGAATGAATTGAAGTCACACTATACAGAGGCCGGTCTTATAAAAATATTAGAGGAAAAGGGTATTGGACGTCCATCAACATTCTCATCCCTTATAGAAAAAATACAAAAAAGAGGATATGTAGAAAAATGTGATGTTTTTGGTAAAAAGGTTAAATGTACCGACTTTGAGTTGCTACCTGATGAATTACTTGAAATGCCTACCGAGCGAGAGTTCGGCAATGAAAAAAATAAATTAGTAATACAACCACTGGGTAGTATTGTAATGGAATTCATAGTCCAACACTTTAATACACTATTTGAATATAACTTTACAAAAAAAATGGAAGATGATTTAGATAAAATAGCAAAGGGGGATATTTTATATACTGAAACGTGTATGTTTTGTTTAGATAATGTTACACAGTTAACATCTGCACTAAAAGATAAAAATATACAAAAGGACACCGTTAATATCGGCGAAAATCATGTATATATGGTGGGAAGTAAGGGTCCGGTTATCAAACATACAACGGTTGATGAGGGTGGTAAAAAAAAGATAGAATATAAAAGCGTTAAGAAAGATATAGATGTAGCGAAATTAAAACGAGGAGAGTATGAGTTAGCAGATGTAATAGATGAAAAGGGGAATATTGATATGGGAGGTATAAAGCTTGGTATATATGATAGTAATGAAATTATATTAAAAAGAGGTAAATATGGATTATATTTTGTATGGGGAGAACAAAAGAAGTCTTTATCGGGATTGTTTCCAAAAAATAAGAACCCAAGTACTATTGCGTATCATGAGATTGTTAAAATAATCGAAACATCTAAAACACAAATTCAGTCACAAGTTGAAAATATGAATGGTGGTAGCGATGATGATGAAGGTGGTGGTAGTAAATTACTAGTAAAAGGGATGGTTAGAAAAATAACTGATGATATAAGTATTAGAAATGGAAAATATGGAGACTATATATTTTACAAAACATCTGAAATGAAAAATCCGACATTTTTAAAACTTAAGGGATTTACCGAAGATTATAAAACATGTTCTATATTTAATATTATTGTGTGGATACAAAAAACTTACAAAATATAAATAATATATATATTTCGAAATAATTTGAATTATTAAATAACAATATTATTTATATATTTTTTTAATAATATTTTATACCGTAATATATAATATGGGCTTATTAGACTTTTTATCATCAAGAGAAAAAAAAGTAAGTAATCAAAAACTAGAAGCTAATATATCAAAATTATGTGAAGAGTTAACAACTGGTATTATACAATTATCCGATAAGGCAAAACAACTTAATGAGTTAAAAGATAAGTATAACCAGATGCAATCAGAAGTACAGACTACTGGTGCACCCGGTGAAACTTCTCCAACCAAACCAGTAAAAGAAAAAAGTCTTTTTAGTACTTTATTTGGTTCATCTAAAGATGATACTCCTCCTGCTTCCCCTACCACTCAACAGGCGCCTGATAATAACTTGCAGACGTCTGAAGATAATATTAATCCTGACATGTTATCCGCTGCATCCACCGCATCACCAGAACAAGCACAATCATCTTCTATAGACCAACCTTTAAAAGATTTTTCTCAGACTGATACTCCTCAAGCACCTGCACCTCTTCCTCCTCCTCCGCCTCCAACTCTACCTGATAATAATAATATTTCAAGCAGTTCCGTCGACTCTGACGCAATGCAGCCTGCAGCAGTACCAGATGCAACACAGCAACTACCTCCCCCTCTACCCGATTATAACAATATTTCAAGTAATCCCTTCGGTTCCGATGCAATGCAACCTGTACCAGCACCAGCTGCAACACCAGATGCAGCAGTAGCAGCAGCACCGTCACCATCACTCGAAGAAGCACTACAAAATCCCACGATGTCTCTAGCCCAACCACCACCACCTCCACCACCTTTCCCACCTATTGCACAGGATCCAAATAAGTCTGCAATAAGTACAGGTGGTAAAAACAGAAAAAAATCGAAACGTTCAAAGAAAACAATACGTAAGTCCGATAAAACATCAAATAAAGTAACAAAAAAGCAAAAAATTAATAATGCTGACTCTGGTGACTCTGGCGAGTCTAAGGCAAAAGCACACGGTTTGGCTCAAGCTTTGTTACAGTCACAAGGACAATCATAATCATAATTATAATTATAAAATTAATAAAAATAATTTTGTATTATTTAGACCGATACAAAATTATTATTCTCCAAATATACTTTATTTTTGTTCCCCTACAAATTATACTGAGCCGGAATACGTAGTTTCAACTCACGAGCGATTTCATCGCGATAACAGTCAATTTCTAGAGTAAAACTAAAATCGTTATTACTAAAATTAACCAAAGTTCCGTTATGATATCGAAATCTAAATTTTAATTTTGAAATCCTTTCAAGTGGTGGATAAAATTGTGAAAAATTTTGTAGAAGTGAATTTCTAGAGTCAAAGAATTGTGAAACAGGAACACCTAAAAATGGTATTTTTGCAAATGCTGAATTCACTCTACCTCCATAAGTATTATTTTTAGTAGAATTTACTCTTCTAGGATAAGGTTGAAGTTCATCCATCTGATTATATTCAAACATGTCCAAGTAAAACACAGTTTCTCCTAAAGTGTTTATAACATTCGGAGGTAATACATAGTATCCACCCGCAGGCAACCAGTTGTAAAAAGGGTCAAAAGTAGCATTTCTATAATCATAGTTGAGTGGTACAGAAATAGGTGTTTGTGTAGCAATATATAGTTCTTTGTTAAATCCTAAAAAATATGGAAGCCCCCATTTTGTATTTCTACAATAAATTATTTCATTGGGAGGAAGAACTTGACAGTTTGTATACTCATTATTGCTAGGGTCATAATAATCTTCTATTTTATCACATAATAAAGTAAAAGGGTCTTGTTTATTACCAAACCATAATTTCTGATTTACTTCATTGTATATAATTGTAAAGTTAGTATATCCCGGTGTAATAAGTTTTGATACAGCATTATTCATACAGTTTGTAAGTTCATTCGCCATTTGTAATGGAGAATATAACCCCTGTTCAATAAGAATTTGTAAAAAATGTGTATTTCCAGATATTGTAACACTAAATGACATCCTTGTATTCTGTTTTATTGTAGAAAAAACGTCATTAATTGATGGAAAGTTTGTCTCGATTAACCTTATTGACTGGACATTTGTTAATGGCTGTGGAAGAGTTATTTCAAAATGTGCCGAATTCGGCCATGCACAAATATCTCTATCTTCTGAATGAATGGTTACTAATTTTCTATCCAAGTAAAATGTCTGTTCACGTGCTATTAGAGGGTGTTCTGTATATGTGTTTCTATTTTGCCCGTTCATTTATATAGTAAAATATATTATTATATAATATAACATATAGAATTTATTTTTATATGAGATTTTATTGTATATATAATTGTTATTTCTGGTAAAAAAAATAATAATATAATTTATAGTATACTCTGTTCCATAAATTATAAAATGCAAAATAATAGTCCCACTGCAAACTTTTCACCAATTGATAAAGTTAACTATAGATTTAAGACAGTTTATTATTTAATTAATATTTGTATTCTTTTAGCATTTGTTGGAATTATTATTAAGATGGTTTTTACGTCTCTTAGCATGGGTGATGACCAAGGTCCGGCATTTGCAACATTAGTTGGATATATTTTTACAAGTATAGCTCTTTTCGGTCTTTTAATGGCTGTGGTTTCTTATTACTTTAAGGTTAAAAATACTCCATCGTGTTCTAGTTTATATCCCAGTTTCTTCCAAATACTTGCTTTATTTATTATATTATTTGTTATAATTCGCCAGTCTATTTCATTTTCTAAAATGATTAACACATATCAAGTAGACCCCGAATATTATAAATTTTCGAATTACTCTGGTATTCTCATATTCTTTCAACTTGTTCTTATATATAGCTATCTACAAGGAAACTTAAACTGTATTAGTACCACTGTAGGCACATTAAGTAAACCTTCTATTGGAACTTTATATTTGAGTATTGTATTATTTGTTCTTAATATTTTAACTGTAGGTATTATGGAAGTCATATTACGTCTATTTTCAACTTGTTTTTAATATTTTAAAACTTTTAACCCTTTTACCCTTTTAAACCTTTAACATTTTTTGTTACTTTAGTTATTAATAATATATTATTGATTATTAATAATTTACGAATTACGAATTACGAATTACGAATTATCTCAAATATCACGCTTCTCTTGTGTCTCTTTCATTTTATATAGAATATCTCTTACCGAATCTTTGATGTTCTTTACTTTATAAAGCGACTCAAGTCTTGATGTATCTAGAAAATTATTTGACCTCTCGCTAGCCAATATCTGTCTCTGTTCTTCTATACTAAAATTATCCCATTTAAAATATTTATCAACTATTTCTCTATACATTTCCAAAATCTCATTGTGACTTATTAAACCAGGGTTTGTCATATTCACTGTACCTGTTATCTTTTTGTCACACATGTCAATCATAATCGGCAATAATTCAGGAAGAACCGTCATCGAATTATGTATTGAACATATCTTCTTATATGTTGTAATTTTTGTTATAAAATTACGTGAGTTTATTTCATCCGTAATCGGCATTCTAATACGTACATTAAGTACGTTGTCAAACATTTTCATAATCATATCTGTATACCCCTTTACAATAGAATATGATGACCCGAAAAAATTAGGTTTAGAATCTTCTTTAAATCCATTCAGTTCTTCTTCATAAGGATGTTCATCATCATATGTAAATATACATCCTGTACCCAAATACGCATAATGTATACCAAACTTATTAGAAATAAGAGCAAGAATCGTCGGAGAATACAAGTTATCTCTAATATTTTCTCGTAGTTTTCCCTTTTGCTCTAGGTAATCTATTGTAGTATAGTTCACACCATCTATCAGTCCACGTGTTCTTCCGATTGTAGAAATTATGTTTGTAGGATTGACGCATTTTATTTCTTCTTCAAGTGCATTATGGTCTTCAGCTCTCGCATCGCCTACTACAACCTCATGCCCTCCTTGTACCAATAAATCATATACCTTTTGCCCAATCCATCCATTTCTACCATATAATAAAACTTTCATAGTATTTTATTTATTATATAGTTTATAATTTTAGTTTTAATTCATATTTTTGCGTAAGTTATATATTTATTATTATTAATTATTATACATTTTAACTAGAGCATCAATCCCTTCATCAAAGTTTTCGGTTATATCCCACCCAAGATTCTTTATTTTTTCATTACTTATGTAATATCGCTTGTCATTAAATGGTCGGTCGGTGATATATTCTATATATTCGCTATAGTTATCCGTTTTTTTTATTTTCTTAATTAACATTTCAGCAACATATTTGACTGTATACTCTTCATTGTCATCTGAGCCAATATTATATATTTCCCCGATAATACCCTTTTCAAGAATTATATCAAACGCTTTTACTACATCAGAAACATGAATAAAAGCACGCACATTAGAACCATCCCCTTGGATTGTTACCTTTTTATCTTCATTCAAAAGTTTTATAAATTTCGGTATTATTTTTTCAGGATACTGGTTAGGTCCATATACGTTGTTACCTCTTGTTATGATAATGGGCATATTAAATGAATAATAATAGGACTGTGCAATAAGTTCAGCACTTGCCTTTGTTGCAGCGTAAGGATTTGTTGGACATAATATACTTTCTTCTGTTTTTTTACTTTCATTATGTTCTATCATTGACTCTCCATATACTTCATCCGTAGATACATGTATAAACTTTTTAATTTTCCCATATTTTCTAGAAGCTTCTAGTAAGTTGTGAGTTCCTACAATATTATCTTTCGTGTATTGAAGAGCATCTTCGAAAGAATTTTGGACATGACTTTGTGCTGCAAAATGTATAACATAATCTATTTTATAGTTTGAAATAATATGGTATATTAAGTCGTACGAACATAAGTTTCCCTTAATTAGTCTATAACGCTCAGAGTTTCTAATATCGATGTCTACATTATTTTCAGATGCACAATAATACATTGCATCTATATTTATGATATTAAAGTCATCATATTTATTGAAAATATAATTTATGTAATTTGAACCTATAAAACCACAACCTCCGGTGATCAACAAATTTTTCATTTATTACTTTTGAATATAATAAATAACGTATTATTACTTATTATATTTATAATTAAATTCTAATCCATATATACTAAATATTACAAAACAGACAAAAATTTATATGTTATACCATATGAAGTATTATCTTCCCATAGTCCTGATATTTTTAGGATAACGTCTATATTCTTTTTCTTGTCATTAGAGTCTGAGAATAACTTTAATACTCCTGTATTCACTTGTGCTTCCAAGTTATATGCAGGTATTTTATCTGATGAATATTTTTTTAAAATAATATGTTCTATATTTTTTATATTATTTATTGTTTCTAAATTTTTATCAACACTATAGTATATAATATTTTTATTGTACTGCTTATCTAAACCATCTATATTTATTTTTAATAAAATATTTATACCATTAAATATAATATTTGGCGTTGAGTATAGTATTCTTATGAATCGGCTTTCATTTATAATTGTATTTTGGATTGGTTCATTAAAATATATGTAACTTGAATTAAAATTTTCTGGTTTTGTGTCGATAAGTTTCATTTATTAAATATTTAAAATATTTTAAAGTATATATCTATTTACTCTACTGTAATTATGATTATATATTTAAGTATTTCTTATGTATTCTATTTTAATAAAATACATATTTATTGAAATACAATTTAAATCTAAAGTATAAAATTAAAATAGTATTAACTTTTATCATAATAGTAGTTCCAAATGATGAAATTTCTAGAAACGCATTTTGACGATTATATTTCTTCGAACAAGAAGTGTTCTCTTCATCCCAAGTTGAATAAATTATATGAAGGATTTCCGTCAAAGGTTGAAAATTTAAAAAATCTGATTTTTTATGGTCCAAAGGGTATTGGAAAATATACACAAGCATTATCATGTATAAAGAGGTACAGTAATAGTGAGTTAAAATATGAAAAACGTCTTACTATAAATTCAAACAAGGAGAATTGTATAATAAAGATGAGTGATATTCATTTTGAGGTTGACATGTCATTACTGGGGTGTAATTCAAAAATTTTGTGGAATGATATTTATAATCAGATAAACGATGTTGTATCCACGAGAGCAAATACGCATGGTATAATATTATGTAAATATTTTCATAAAATACATAGTGAATTATTGGATATATTCTATAGTTATATGCAGTCTCAGTCTTTAAATAAGATAAAGCTTATTTTTATAATTATATCAGAAAATATCAGTTTTATACCTGATAATATAATTAATAATGCTCAAATAATAAGTATTCCGCGTCCTAAGATTTCAAATTATAATAGATGTTTTTCTACAAAAATGGTAACGAATGACCAATTAAAAATTGTAAATATTTCGAATATATCTAATATAAAGAATGTTATAACGCATATAAGTTCATTGACAAATCCGCATGAATGTATTTGTAATGCTATAATAGAAAATATAAAGAACCCTGATAAAATAGAGTTCTTAACATTTCGCGATATTTTGTATGATATATTAATATATGAATTAGATATAAATGAATGTATATGGTATATTTTGACAGCATTGATACGTGGTAACTTAGTAAGCGAAAGTAGTATGTCTGATATTTTATTAAAAACGAATATATTTTTTCAATATTATAATAATAATTATAGACCGATTTATCACTTAGAAAATTACATGTATAATCTAATAACAATAGTAAATGGATATAAAAAGAGTACAGAAAGCGCGTGAATTATTAAATCTAAAATATAACTATACATTAGAAGATTTAAAAAAGAATTATAGGTTACTGGCTCTTAAGCATCATCCTGATAAAAATGAAAATAGTGAAGAATCTTGTGAAATTTTCAAGGAAGTAAACAATGCATATTTATATTTATTGAATTTCGACATTTCTCACGAACCTGTAACATCTCATATGTTTAATGGGGGAGATAATCATGGAAGCAGTGGGGAGAACGGAGGTTCAGATAGTTATATGTCAATATTTCGTATTTTTATCCAATCTTTATTGCAAAAGATGACTGTTATATCACAAGAGAATACATCTTTAACTATAAACACATTAATAAAAATAATAGTAGAGGATTGTCAAGAGTTATCTATCAAGATGTTTGAGGATTTGGACAAAGAAGCTGCATATAATATATATGAAATTATAACGACATACCATAAGGCTTTTCATATAAGTGTTGAAAAATTGGAGTTGTTCGAGAAAATCATGAGAAATAAGATGGCTCTCGATAACATGGTTGTTATTTCTGTATCGTTAGATGATTTGATGGGAGAAAATAACATATATGTATTAGAGCACGATGAGAAGAAGTTTTATATTCCCCTATGGCATACGGAGTTGTACTATAAGTTAGGAAAAACAGATAATACATCTGTTGACCTAATCGTTCGCTGTATTCCTGTAACGCCTTCTCATATATACATAGACTCAAATAACGATATATACATAGATATTCGTATGAGGATTTTAGATTTATTAGAAAAACAATGCATTGAATTTGAAATAGGTGGTAAAAAATTTATGATAAATGCTGCGGCATTATATATAAAAAATAATCAGACATATGTATTATCGGGCGCAGGAATACCGATAATAAATTCTAAAAATATGTACGATATTGCAGATAAGTCATCTATAATTGTTAACATAGAACTGTGTTAATGTTTTTACATTGTTTTACTATATGTTATATCATCATGATATATAGTAAAAAGGTTACCTAGTAGAAATGATACACAATTTCACCGATAATTTTAATTATAATAAATATCCATATATAGGATAAATCATTCTTTACAAGAAAATAGTATATTAAATATTCTTTCATAAAGTCAAAAAACAATATTAACCATCTAGTGTTTTGTGTATAAATATATAATCCTATACCTATCATCCTGTATAGTAAAAAATACAAAAATATATTATTTAAATTAAAAACAAAATATGCAAGAATATAAGACAGAGTATCTACGCATTTATCGAGTATGTTATAGTATAATGAATTCGTATTTACTTTACCTTCATAGAAACTTTTTATTTTTGATGTTCTTGATATTTCATATGAACACGTAGATTCGCTTGAACCAGGTCTATA